AACAATAACATGCCCTGGCGAGAGTATGCCAAGACAATTGAAGTTAAAGAACTCTGGGGGCACTCCTGGGAGTTTGATAAGTTCGATCTGTGGGATGAACTAGAGGAGTACATACGTGAAAATTACGCTTCCTGAACACGATGAAAAAGCAATGGGGGGCGGCTGGAGTTGGCTATATAACTTCAAGAAAGTCATGGGCGACACAATCGGTGACTACGATAGTGCTGACGTGTTTCTTATCCCCTCCGCCAGCATGGTATCTCGAGAGGTAGTCTACAAGGCTAAGGAGGACGGCAAGAAGATCGTCTTACGTTGTGACAACATACTCAAACAGAGTCGCAATCGTGGTACAGGTATGACACGCATGAAAGACTTTGCTCGAGTGGCTGATGTCGTGGTGTATCAGTCTCGGTTCGCTCAAGACTTACTTGATAGTTACCTGAATACAGGTATGAAGCAGACCGTGATCATGAACGGAGTCGATCAAGACATATTCAACCCCAAGGGACGGCAAGAAACCAACGTGTCTCGCTATCTCTACTCGAAGTACAGCTCTGACCCGACAAAGAATTGGGACATTGCACGCTTGGCGTATCAGAACATAGCGAATGAAGATACTTTACTTAATATAGTCGGGCGTTTTGACGGGATAGAAGAGTACAACTTTGATTTCTACCAAGACGAGAAATATAAATACTGGGGGCTTGTCTCGGATAAGAACGTCATGGCTGACATCTACCGCCAGAGTGATTATTTCATCTATACATACTTCCAAGACGCTTGCTCCCAGACCGTCATAGAAGCCCTCTGCTGCGGTTGTGAGATACTAAACGTGCAAGACATGGCAAACACGGGGGGAACGCCTGAGATCATCAATTTTTGGGATAATTTCGGGGCTGAATACTTCGGTCTTGAACGCATGAAGCGTCAGTACCTAGAGGTGATCGGTGTCGTCTAGCTATCGGAGGACGTTAGAAGAGTGGCTAGCGAATCTTGATGTGTCAGCTGACTCGGTTCTAGATATAGGTGGGAGTCAGTTACCTGTCAATAAACGAGTTAGATCATGGAACGTAATTGATTATAAGATTGCCGATCTGCCAAGTCCGCATAAAGATAGTTCAAAGCCTGACATTGAGATCAATATGAACCAGAAGAATGACACAGTTGAGCAGTTTGCAGTCGTGTTTTGTTTAGAGGTCTTTGAGTATATCTGGAATCCAGTACAAGCTTTTAAGACACTGCACGATGTCACTCAAGAGGGTGGCACTATTTATGTGTCCTTCCCGTCTATTTACCCGTTACATCAACCGATAGAAGATGACGCTTTGCGCTACATGCCAGCAGGGATTCAGAAGCTGGCTCAACATGCAGGGCTGGTCGTAGCTAACATGACACCACGCAGATTTGATACGAACATGTGGCAACAGACGATTTCAGCCGAGGGACTGCGAGCCGCAAAGGGTGAAGATCACAACTTTAGTGGCTGGATATGTGAGTTTAGAAAGTGATAGCATTCGTCACTTCGACAGGCGAGCCTACGACAGACTTATGCAGGTGGAGTCTTGAGAGACTAGGTTTCACGGTTTATATGGTCGAGGGTGATTCCACGCTAGCTAGTAAGCTCCAAACTATATACAACATCGCCGCTGACGACTTTGTGAGAGTAGATGCAGACGTCATTGTTACCCGTCCCATCAATAAGACGATAGAGCCCTTCCCCGCTACAGATAAGACATGGTGGCTCCAGTTCCAAACCTACGATATGTACAAGCAGCGGCCTACTAATGGCGGCATCCAATTCATTAAGAAAGAAGCACTGCCAGCTCTTCGGGCCAACATAGGCAAGTTCTTACATGATGATCGTCCCGAAACTCGCATGTGGAATCTAGACGAGTTCCATAAGCCAAGAAGGTGTCAGACACACTTACAGCACATGGCAGGACTTCATGGTTTCGGTAGACAAGACTTGGAGCGAGTGAAGAAGACGAAGCTCGGGCGTAAAGAACCCGAGGTATATGACTTTGAGCTTGCTGAGAAGCTGATGGAGTTCTATAAGTGAAGATCAGTGCCTTTATTACTAAGACCCGACCAGAAGAGCGTGGCGATAGGTTTGATCTCTGTTATAAGATGGCAACTGAGTTGTTTGATGAAGTGATTGTAGTCGATGGAGAGAAGACATGGCCTAAAGAGTTTGACTGGACTTTAATTGGCGAGCATTTTCAACGTGGATACGAAGAAGCGACAGGAGACTGGGTGTTCCATCTGGACACAGATTTTATCTTCCATGAACAAGATTATGATTCAATCCGCAAGGCGTGTCAGACTGATGCTCATTCACTATCGTTTCTGAAGTATCAATTTATTCGACCCGATAGATATAATCTAAAAAGCCGTCTGGTTCTGGCTGTGAATAAGGGTAAGTATGGAGATCGGATTCGGTTTGATTCGGGTGGAGACCTCTGCCAGCCGTCACTTGACGGAGAGTATATAACCCCTGACGACGCTGTGGATACACGCATACCATTCTTTAATTACGACAAGACCTTCAAGATCGAGAAGCAGGTAAGAGATGACGTTGAGCGTATGGCGAGAGCCTGGACACGTCACTTTGGGAATACAACGCTTGGAACAGACGAGACGGCTTTTGACGAGTGGCTTAAAATGGTTATTGGTCGAGGCAATAAAGTAAGCGAACAGGTATCGTTATCGTTTCACCCGAAAGTAGTCCAGGAAGCCTTACTCGAGATTCACCCCGAGCAGTTTGGCTACGATGGCTTCGGACATTTTGACAAGAATGGTTATGCTGTATAATGGGCGTAATGAAAGAGCAAACGTGCTAAGAGTATTGAGCGTAGTGGATAAGTCGGGCACCGCTATAGACCGCCTGGCGCAGGGTGTATCTAAATACATCGAAGGCTTTGAATACACTGTCGTTGACTGTCATCCCAAGAGGCCGTCGCTTGAACAACTGCAGCGCTTTGAGGACGAGCTGGCACGGGCAGACCTGTGCGACTGGGGTTACTACCGTACAGCTGAGATGCTGCGAGAGAAGTACCCGAAGGCTAAAGAACTTCCGTCTGTGCTTTCACATTTTAATCCATACGCTATCACCGAGAGTAACTGGGAAGACTACAATCTACTCGTAACATGTAATAAGACAATTCAAGGTAACCTGAACGAACAGACCAAGCGAGAGGTAGTTCATGTACCACTAGCTATAGACCATGAGAAGTTCCCGTTTAACCAGGATTGGAAGCCGAATAATAACGTTATCATGGTAGCTAACCGTATCGAGAGCAAGAAAGGTATCTACGAAGTTGCTAAGGCTTGCGAGAATCTCAACCTCAATTTTATCTTAGTAGGTGCTATTTCAGATCAGGAGTACTTCTCTAAGATTATATCTCTACAGAATGTAACATTCTCTCCGCAGGTATCAGACGAGGAGCTACTGAAGCTGTATGCTAACGCCACGCTTCATGTTTGTAACTCGGTAGACAACTTCGAGAGTGGGACAATGCCTATACTTGAGTCGATGATGGTAGGTGTACCTGTGCTAACCCGTAACGTAGGGCATGTACCAGACTTCTACAATGGCGAGAACCTTGTGCTTAACCCAAATAACCCTGAAGATGTTGATGAACTTACAACACTTATTGGTGAGGTTATGGCAGATAACAAGCGACTTGAATCTCTCCGAGAAAAGGGTTGGCAGACAGCTAAGAACTTCACCGCTCGACGTCGGGCACTTATGTACGCTCGTCTGTTCCGCAGGCTTCAGTCTGAAGCTAGTCCCGTGAGTATTGTTCTGCCTGTAACCGATTGGGATGCGGCTCGTAAGTCGCTCAATGCTATAGCTGAGCAGGATTACCCGAACATTGAAGTAGTCGTCTGTGATGATAGCGATTCACCTCTGGTGCGAGAAGTAGCTGATTATTCTGCAATGGTGTCATTTCCTGTACAGTATCACTACACGGGACAAGGGGACTATGGACTCGCTAGGGCTAGGAATATAGGTACGATTAAGGCTACAGGAGATATTATTGTCTACTGTGACCAACGTCAGGTAATGGAGAAAGACGCTGTGAGTCAGTTTGTAGACAATCTCGTGCCTCGTCAGTGGCTCTTCGGTAATAAGGGTGGTGGTAAGAAGGACTTTGTAGAGAACTTTAGCTGCATTTATCGAGACGACATTATCCGTGCTGGGATGTTCTGTGAGAGGGTGAACCTATATGGAGGAGCATCTCAGGAATGTAGGGCAAGAACACGAGCGCAGGGGATAACACATACTTATATCGAGACAGCTAAGGCTACACCAACGGGCAAGAGTAGTAATAAGTATCGTAAGCGGGCTGAGATCATCGACTCGAAAGACTTACTATTTGCGATGGGCTTATGAGTAAACCAAAGCTACGAGTATTCGGTGTACTCAATCACCTGTCACACAACTACGATATACTCCAGCTCGCAGAGAACTACGATGTAGAGTTCACTTACCTGTATAACAATGTTCGTCGCTGGGGACGCACTGCCCATAGACAGCCACCAGCACACCTCAAGTGGGCTGCATACTACGAACCAGGTAAATATGATGTAGCAATCTTGCACGTAGACCAGCAAGCCGTAGACCCGAATATTGGCAAGGGCTGGCTCTATCGAGAGCTTAATGAGACGATTCAGGATATTCCAAAGATCGTGATTAATCACGGCACTCCTATGTGGGACGAACGCTACACCGAGAAGCTGGTTATAAATGGGGGCAAAACCTATAACTCCAAAGGCACAGAAGTTTTTCTCGATGGAATGAAGCAACTCATCGGCGACAACTTCATGGTGGTGAACTCTTATGCTAGTGTGGACAGATGGGGGTGGGGGTATCCTATCATTCACGGCATGGATCCAGAGGAGTACCCCTCGCTGGTGAAAGAACCTAGAGTGGTCTTGCCCTTATCCCCCGCAGGTTTAGATAAATACTATAACCGTCAGCTTATTACCTATATCAAGAGTTACCTCCCTGAACAGACGGGGTTAGACCTAATGCATACTAATGTTAATTACTTCCCTGCGGACGGACAGGACTACAAAGAGTTTATCGGGTCATCTCTTATCTGTATCTTCCCGTTCAGAGACTCACCGATGCCACGAGCAAGAACAGAAGCCATGTTTCACGGCTGTACGATTCTCTCGAGCCGTCACCACAACGCAGACGAGTTTATTGAGCACGGTGTGAATGGGTTCATCTTGCCCGACAACCCACTGTCGTATGTAGAGACAATCAACCAACTTGTGAACTACAACTATCGAGAGGCTGTAGCTATGGGAGAGAAGGGACGAGAGACAGCAAAGAAGGTGTTTAGCAAGGAACGGTATCAAGCTGATTGGTGGAGTCTTTTGACTCAAATAGCTGATGGCAAGCGTCCTGAGTGGGATGGTCGTAAGTGCTGGGATGGTGTGAAGTGAGAAATGCTATTGGTCAATTCACTGGTGATAAGTATGTGAAGATTGATGGTGAATGGTATCGAGGTAAGTGCGAGGACTGCAGCAAGCCCGTCAAGGGTATATACGCCAAGAAGTGCCACGACTGCTTTTGGGCTCTCAAACGCAATCCCACAGTTATAGCTGGTAAGAAAGTCCCTCACTACGGTAAAGCTCACTACTGGATAGCGAAGGTCAAAGGAAAACCTAAGAAATGCGAAAATTGTGATTTCTCCTCAGAGAATGGTAGGCAGTTTCATTGGGCTAATATATCTGATAACTATCTACTTGAAGAAACTGATTGGATGAGGCTTTGTGTAAGCTGCCATAGAATATTTGATATAGGGAAAAACTCATGAAAGTGCTTATCTTTCCGTTCGAAAAATATCATAACAAAAAGAACATAGGCTCTACTCGCATTAGAGTTAAGAACCTGATGAAGTACTGGCCAGAGGCAGAGCTGTATAAGTACGGGCAAAAGCCTGATGTCATGATCTTCCAAAAAGTGTATATTCAAGGTGAGTATCGTTCCCACCGTTACGATCTGCATAATATGCTGGATTGCCCGAAGATACTCGATATTTGTGATCCCGACTGGCTAGGTACAGGAGGGCTGAACAAAGCCTGTTTGATTAAAGAGACCGTGGACGCAGTAGACGCTATTGTCACACCAACAGAAGCCCTTGCACAGTTCATCAGACAGCTCACAGATAAGCCCGTCAGAGTTATTAAAGACCGATTCATAGTAGATGGTATCCCAGCTCCTAGACAGCACGTGGGGGAGGCTAAGAGGGTTATATGGTTTGGCTACTCACATAACGCAGACACCTTAAAGAGTGCAGTACGGGTAGTATCAGATATGGGACTGGAGCTTACTATCCTGGCGGAAGAAGACCCTCGGGTGTTTCGTTGGGCCAGGGATGAAGCTTTCCAAGAGCGTTGTCACTTTGTGAAGTATACCGAAGAGGGATTTGCAGATGAGATACGCAAGCATGATATTTGTTTGCTCCCTAAAGGCTCTCGCCCTGTGGATAGGTTCAAGAGTGAGAACAAGCAAATCAAATCAGAGCTGTATGGCACACCAGTAGCGTTAGACCAGGAAGACCTAGAGAGACTGATCGACCCTAAGGAACGTAACATCCAAGCATTACAGCGATGGTCAGTAGCTAAGAAAGAGTATGACGCTCGTAAGTCAGTCGAAGAGTATAAGGAGCTAATCAATGCAATTAAAAACACTTAAACTAACAGACTTACGTCCAGCCGATTACAACCCTCGTGTAATGACAAAAGAGGAGTTTGAGGGTCTGAAAGAGTCTCTTAAAACATTTGGTCAGCAAGAGAATCTGATCGTGAATAAAGACATGACTATTATAAGTGGACATCAGCGCTACGAAGCTATGAAGGCTCTGGGTTGGATAGATGCAGTGTGTAATCTGGTCGATCTCGATAAGCATCAAGAGAAGAAGCTAAATGTTTTGATGAACTCTCAAGCCATCAGCGGTAAGTATGATGATCTGATGCTCGCGGAGATACTTGAAGAACTGAAGCTAGATGATGACTATGAGTCACTTCGACTCAACGTATTAGAACCACTTGATCTGTCGCCAACTGAAGTCGAGGAGGATGAAGCACCAGAGGTTAGTAGTGAGCCACCTGTTAGCAAGCTAGGCGAGATATACCAACTAGGACGGTGGGTTTACTGCCCGACCTGTAAAGTGAAGCATAGGCTGAATTGATGTGTGGTGATATAATGAATATATGGAATGTAAGATATGCAGTAAATGGTTTGAACCCAAGCACTTCAACTCTAAGTGTTGTTCTGTTGAGTGTCGCAAGAAAGCCAGAGCAGCTACAATCAAAAAGTACAAACAGACCGAGAAGGGTAAGCTATCACTCCAGAGATGGCTTAAAAGTCCTGCTAGGGCAGATTGTGAATGGCGGTATAGGCAAAGTGAAAAAGGTAAGCATGGGGCAGTTGTCAGGGCTGCTAGATACACAAAGAAAAACAAGGATAAGAAAGCCAAGTGGGATAAGCAGTATTGGTATAGAAGGCGTGGCTACAATGCTGGCTATATGGATTGGCAAGCAGTATCAGACAAGTTTGAAGCACTTGGTAACAAATGCCAGTTATGCGGAGCGACTGAACGGATTGAGATTGACCACATACTTGCACTGTCAAAAGGTGGCACGAACCATATTGATAACTTACAGCCACTATGCAAGCCCTGTAACTCTGGGAAGGGCAACCGATGAAAGCTACCTGTAGTAACGGCCACGACTTTGAATATCAAGAAAGCGATATTAAATCTCATTTTGTTATGTGTGGGGATAGTACGGATAAGGCTAGTGTTGAGCTGCTTATGGATGGCGTGAAGGCTGATATGGTGTTTACTGACCCTCCGTATGGGGTTAGCTATCAGTCTAATATGCGAACAAAAACCGAGAAGTTTGATGTTATTAAGAATGATGATGTCATAGACGGTAGAGCCATTGAGTTGGGCTACGAACATTCTACTGGCTGGGTACTGGTATGCACTGGCTGGACTGTACTTACTGAATGGTTAAACATTATTGATGATAAAATTACCAACCTGATTGTTTGGGATAAGGGCGGTGGTGGCATGGGAGACTTAAAGGGTAGTCTGTTGACAGACTACGAATTGATTATGGCTTACAATAGAGGTAACGATATTGTCGGAAAGCGATTAGGTAGTGTATGGAGTATTGGCAAGGACTTTGCTGGCTCGTATAATCATCCGACACAAAAGCCCGTAGAGTTGGCAGCACAGGCAATCAAGACATTCTCGACAGGCTCGGTACTAGACTTATTCCTCGGCTCTGGTTCAACTTTAATAGCTTGTGAACAAACAGACCGTACTTGTTACGGCATGGAACTAGACCCTAAGTATGTTGATGTCATCCGTAAGAGGTATGCTAAATTCATAGGAAAGGAGGAAGAATGGCAGAGCGTAACGCAATTGGTAGACCAACAGTAATGACAGACATCGTGGTCAAAAAATTAGAAGAAGCATTTGCATACGGCTGTAGCGACTCAGAAGCCTGTTTCTATGCAGATATAAGCAAACAAACACTCTATGATTACCAGAAAAAGCACCCTGAGTTTATTGACCGAAAAGAGGCTCTCAAGGAGAGACCGATACTTCAAGCAAGACAAAAGGTAGTCCAAGAGATACAGAATGACGTGAAGAACGCCCAGTGGTATCTGGAGCGGAAACGTAAAGACGAGTTCTCGGTTCGTACTGAATTAGGTGGTGATGGTCAGAACCCTATTCGTATGATGATTGAGAAGTTTGGGCTTGATAAAATAGAGGGTGAAAATGACAGAGAAGATGATGGAGATGTTCAAATATCATCTCCTGAACAGTCATAAGTCTATATCTGGTAAGCCATTACAGCTCTATGAGTATCAGTTAAGTGTCGCCGAGCGTATCTTTGACGCTCTTATTCGCAACTATAGACTGACGGCTAGCGCTACAGAGCAAGACATCAAGAAGCTCAAACTGCATGAAGTGCCTATCGAGTTCTCACGCCAGAGCGGTAAGACGACAGCTATCGTGCATATTATTGAATTTATTATGATTTACTTCCCTGAGATGTTTAATAGACCAGTACGTTTAGGTATATTCGCACCACAGCGAGAACAAGCTAAGACCGACTTTGATCGACTGAAAACAGCTCTTATGAAGACACAGCGAGTAATTGAGCAGGTTACAGGGCAAGAAGTAGCTGACAAAGCTAAAGAAGAGAGCAATGCGAACACTTTAGTGCTGGCTAATGGTTCATCGTGCTGGATATTCCCTGTCACAGCGACATCAAAGCCTGAATCGAAGTCACTTGATCTCATGATCTTCGAAGAGAGCCAAGACCTTGAAGATCGTATCGTTAAAGAGCAAATCTGGCCTATGGGAGCGACAACGAACGCTCCACGTATCTATATCGGTACGGCAGGAACTAAACTGTGTTACTTCCGTAAGGTAGGGCTGACATCAGAAGCATTGAAGCTCTACGCAGACGCTATATCTGCACAGCGACGCTTAATGTATGAGCAAACGGGTGACGCTACACACTTAATTTATGAGCAATATGTTGCTAGTGAAGTCGAGAAACATGGGCTTGAGAGCGATGAAGTCCAACGTCCGTACTTTGGTAAGTGGCTCATCGGAACAGGGCAGTTCTGCACAGAGGAAGACATCGACAAGATAGAGAGTGAACGTGGCCGTACACACCATGAGAAACAAATGTGGTGCTTTGTGGGGATAGACGTAGCGAAGCATCCTGACTCTACGGTTGTTACCGTACTACGACACAACCCAGATACGAAGAAGCGAGAGATTGTGAACTGGCTTGAGCTAAGGGGTGAGAACTACAAGAGTCAGTACGATATCATTATGGATTTCATATCTCGCTATAAGGTACAGGCTATCGCGGTAGACTCTACTGGTATCGGTGACTTCTTGCCCGATCTTATTGCAGATGACTCGCAGTGGGTGGATGAGAATAGCGGTCTATATCGCATCAAGTTCTCTCAATCATCTAAGTCTGACATGTATAAGAACCTCAAGGTGGTAGTGCGTGAGTTATTGACGACCCTCCCCAAACTTAATACAAAAGAAGGAGCAAGGTTCCGAGAACAGATGCTCGACTTGCAGCAAGAGTACAAAGGTCAGTTCCTCACTGTTACCCACCCTGACGACGATAACGCACATGATGATTATTGCGACAGCTGGGCACTAGCTGAGTGGGCATTTGCCCTAGAAGTGGCTAACAATTTTGCTGATGTACACATAATAGAAACGAGTACAGATGTTCGACAAGATATTCAAAAAGAATCAGAACTCTTCGACCCCGTTACCTGGGGCGACTGAGAAGCTGACCGTATCAGACCTGTCACCTATTGGTGCAGGTGGCTTTTTGTCTAGCACCCCGTCTATCGGAGCAGTTGATTCTAAGCTCATGGACTACTATGAGGGCTGGGTCGCCGCTAACATCGACCGTATCGCCCTAGCTGTGTCGAATATCGAACTCAAGCTGTACAAGGTACGCACACTTGCCGCTGGTGCTGAACTCATAGAGATCGAAGAACACCCTGCACTCGACCTTATAGACAAGTTTAATGACTACACTGCCTCAGACGATGGTATCTACCTTACCTCAAGCATGCAGGACATCTTTGGCGACTGTTTCTGGTACGTAAACCCTAAGGCGGCGATTATCTACCTCATCCCATCCGATAAGGTGAAGGTCTACACCTCGGTAGATAAGAACGGTGCTACGCTCATCACTAAGTACGAATACACTGACACGATTGACGGTAAGAACGTAAAGATCAACTACAGTCCAGAAGAGATCGTGCCGTTCAAGAACCCTAACCCGAAGAACCCGATTCGTGGACTGTCTCGTATTGAGACGCTATTGCGTACCATCCAAACGGATATCAATGCAGAGGAATTCAACCGACGCTTCTTTATGAATAACGCTACGCCAGATACGGTGTTCTCTACCGACCAGAAGCTCAACACTGATCAGATAGCCCGTATAGAGAGCGAGATGAAGAAACGGTTTAGAGGCGTACAGAACTCACACAAGACGATGATCATGTCGGGTGGGCTGACAGCTGCATCACTCAACACCTCACAGCGAGATATGGAGTTCTTGAAGCAACAGCAGTGGACACGAGACAAGCTGATGGCTGGGTTTGGTAATACCAAAGCTTCGTTGGGTATCACTGATGATGTGAACCGTGCTAACGCTGAGGCATCCATCTACCTATGGCTCAAGGAGTCAATCAAGCCACGTATGAAGCGGTTCGTGAATGCACTTAATGAGGCTTTTCTCCCTATCGTTGCACCAGGTGAGCCGCTGATCTTTGGATTTGAAGACCCATACCCAGAAGACACCGCAGAAGACCTAGACCTGGCTACAAAGGGATACGGTAAGTGGGTAACTCGTAATGAGGCCCGTGAGATGTTCGGTCTTGACCCTGTAGACGGTGGAGATGAGTTTGCTAAGGAGCCAGACCCTAATCAGATACCGAAGCCTGAGATACCAAAGCCAGTGAAGAATGTATCCTATGTGAAGCACTTCCGACGCATTGGTATATACAAGGGTATTGAGAAGGCTAAACAGGCTGAGGTTAAGAAGGCTATGATCAAGGAAGTGAGTGGTGCGATTGCTGATGCTAGTAGGGATGCTGCTAAGGCTCTCTACAGTCCTCCGCTCAAAATTGTCGCCAAGACGGATGAGGTACGTGAGAGCCTTCACTTTACTAACAAGGAAGTATGGAAGTATCACAACGAGAAGATAGGTAAGATTGAACAGATCGAGACACGCTTCGAAGACCGCTTGCTTAAGTTCCTCAATAACATGGAGATCGACGTACTTAAGGCCCTAGAGAACATTCAGGAGAAGGGCCTGACTAAGGTTGCGAATGATCCGCTCTTTGATCAGGAGACTATGGTTAAGAGCGGTGTTGACCTCTTCACCCCACTGTTTGATGAGGCATTGCTCATAGGAGGCATGGAAGCTCTTGCTCTCTTAGGGGAACAGCAAAACTATAAGCCGAGCATGAGTGCTGAGAAGCGCATCCGTACCAACGTAGAGAAGTTCACCGAGAGCATGGTATCTACTGACCGAGACAAGCTCATAGATATCATCGTGAATGGGTTCAATCAGGGTAACGGCGTAGACCAGATCAGTAGCGAGATACGTTCTGCCTTTGATACCTTCCGTAAGAACCAGGTACGCACGATGGTACGCACTGAGATCCTCCGTGCTGCTAACGCCGCTAGCGTAGATGTATACCAGCAGAGTGAGGTAGTAGTGGGCAAGCAGTGGCTTACAGCAGAAGACTCACGTACTTGTTCCCTCTGTGCCCCACTGAACGGTAAGATCGTCGGCAAGAGTAAGCTCTTCTTTAAGAAGGGTGCAGTCGTTGAAGGAACAGATGGTACTGCTATCACCCTAGATTACGAGTCTATCAGTGCCCCACCGCTCCACGTATCATGCCGATGTGATGTATTGCCTGTACTATTGGACTCAAAGAGTGCTACAAAGGACACGATTAAGGATCTCAAGGCTAAACTTAAGGCTAGTGAAGACGCAGTTGTCGCTAGTGAGGCTGAAAAGGCTGAGATAGAGAAGAAAGCCAAGCGTTTGGCTAAGAAAAAGGACAAAGAGCTAGCGGAGGCTAAAGAGTACGCAGCTGAACTGGAGAAGCTCGTCGATGAGCCAGAATAAGCTCAAAATAGCCAAGATCAAGGCTAAGAGACAGAAAGTTAGACAAGACGCGTCTGAGACTATCCTACGTCGCTTAGAAGAGGCTGTAGAGGGGCTCAAGAGCCACAAAGTTGAGGTAGATACAACCAAGCTCGAGACTATCGTTGGGGAGTTAGAATTGTCCCCTACATTTAAGTCTGGTGATGTGATTGTGGATACAGAGATATTCTCCAAACAGATAGCTGAAGTGAAGGGTATACTCTCGCAGAAGAAGGTACGCCAACCAAGCGAAATCAAGCAGCCGCTTGAAGACCTCGTAGCAGCACTTAAGCTCAAGCCGTCGCAATCCCCAGAGGAGTTTGTGCCGTACCGTCGTGTAGTGAAGGTGGGCAATAGACTACAGTTTGATGACTACATCCCATCTAGTAGTAGTCATGGAGGAGGGTCTACAAGTGAAGGGGGAGGTAGCTCGGCCTCTCAGGAGCCGTTCCGTCAGACGGATAGGTATGGTATACAGGCCATATCTGACGACGGGACGTATAAATACTTCTTTTTTGAGGCCGACGATGCAAGCTACTACATCCTTCGCAAGACTTCGGCCACTAGTGTTTTTAAGTATACTAAGGGCACAGGTGGTTACGCCGCTGTGTATGTAGATAGCACCCATGGACCCTCTGGCACGCCTACGTGGGCCGACCGTGGGGCAACATTCTAACGAATTATAAGGAGAAAAACAATGAAAGCAATCATTACATCAGCAACAGACGTATCATTAAACGGAGAGCAATCGGTTGTGTTTGATATTCAGGACGGTAAGACCATTATCGCAAGTAGTCAATCATTATTAGGCGATGTAGATACTATTCAAGACCAGATTAAGCAAATGCTAAATGATTACGATGCCAAGCTAAGAAGTATTAAACGGCTTAAAGTCGGTGATGTGGTGAATCAGTAATGGCTAAGCATAATGAAAAGATAGAATGTAAATGTTCTTGTGGGGAATCATTGTTAAAATTTGATTCAAGAGGTCGTGAAAGAAAGTACATACATGGTCATAGCCCAAATGGGTCACGAACACGCTTCAAAAAGGGAAATATACCCTGGCTCAAGTCGCCTGGAGTTGATATAGTTTGTCGCTATTGTGGGGAAATATTTAATCGTCAACCGAGCAAGGCCGACCGTCAGTACTGTTCTAGAGCTTGTTGCAATAAAAGTAAGGTAGGTACGATTGTATCAGCAGAGGCTAGAAAAAATATAAGTCTAGCAGCTAGAAACCGCAAACCCTTTACTATTCCTGGTAACACGGGTATTAAGCATTGGAATTGGAAAGGCGGCAATAGTAGTCTCAGACATCGAGAAATGAACAGTGGGCTGTATAAAAGATGGAGAACATCTGTTTTCGAGAGAGATAACTATACATGTCAGACGTGTGAACAATATGGTGGGACGCTTCATGCAGACCACATTGAAAGATGGGCAGATAATGAAGAATTGCGCTATGATGTTGATAACGGCAGAACATTATGTGTAGCTTGCCACTACTACATAACTTTTAAGAAAAAAATGAAGCCAGGTCAGCAATGGTGTAACTTTACGGCAAGAGAGAGAGGGTAGTTCTACGGCTTTGTATGGCGCATGGCAAACAGGTGATTGGAGTAGTACCTCTACATGGGCTACTCTGATTCAAAGTACCATCAGCCAGGCTAACCCATATGGGTATGTAACAGCCACACCACTATATACAAACACTCTAACCGCCCTTAA